ACTTTTTCAGCTTGTGTTTTTTGACTTAATCTATCTTCCGGCACAAATGCAAAACTTGTAGCCAGGATATTATTATCATCATCTACGGCCACCATGCTTACGGATGTATTATCGTTAGATAAAGAAAGGTCAACACCCAAATAAACAGATCGGCCGTTCCACTCAATATTAGCAACCTTGCACTCCTGCAAATCTTTAACCTGGACATATGTCTCTGTCTCTGCCCCTTGATAAATGATATTACAATGCTTCGTTACAAAGTTTTCTCTTTTGGTTTCATCTATTATAGCCTTTGCTCTTTTCTTTAAAAGGTCTTCCCAAATTTCGGGTATTTCTATTGCTGCCGGGTTTGCCTGTTGTAATATAAGGTCGTCAGTTTCCCAATTTTTTGTATTATCCGGCTCATATAAAAGTGCAAATATAGTTTCATCTTCAACAATCCCATCTAAAACTTTTTTTGCATATTTAACTTCCTCTTCTAAAGGATTGTCTATTGTCTTATATTTGGTGCTTATAACGAATCCTAATTTGTTAAGTATGTTAAACTGGCCGCTTCGCATTGCCTCTATCGGATAATTGGTAGGGAGCGCCCCTGCCTCATCGCAAATAAAAGCATTGGGCAGTTTACCGTCCATTCGGTTTACTGAATATGCTAATGGCTTTAACTTGTTATCTAATGGCTTGAAAAGAATATAATCTCGCAGTAGTTTAAACCGTTCTTCATCTTTCCACATATAAACAAGAGGACTGCTTTTTATAGTATCATTGATTGCATCTTTTATTTCTTTTGATAAATCTCTATCAGGTGCTACGCTAAAGAATCTGCTAAACTTTGGCTCTGTTAAAAACAAAATTATAAAAATTGTAGCAATAGTGTAAGTCTTAAAATTCTTTCTGCATATTTCAAGTATGCCGGTTTCGTATCGCCTTTTTTGAGGATTATCTCTATAAACTGTGCATAAAATGGCTATATAAAAAAGCCATTGATAACCAATAGTGCACGCATAAAGTGTATTTCCGGCTTTAAGTCCTTTTGGCATTATCAATAACTTTAAAATAGTTTCTATTTGTTTTACCTTTTTGTCGCTTATGATATACTTTGAATTTTTACCCTCGCAGATGTTCATAAAATCCCTCATCTGCTTTTTAACATATTTGGGAGTGCTCTTTTTTTTGTAATTTTCTTTACAAAATATATATCCTTTATTCAAAGAAATCATCTCCGTTAATAATAGCCATTAGCGGATCTTTTTCTGTCTTTTCTTTTATTGCTTCGTCTGTTTCCTCTTTAAAGTTTTTTAAAATCTTCATCAGGCAAGCAACCGTTTTGTTTGCGCTATCTACGGCCTTGTTATATTCGCTATATAGTGGATTTACATATAGGTTGCACCGGTTTTTTACATACTCTTTTTTTACTGTAGGCTGTGTTTCTTTTTTATTTATCTCTTTTTTTAGATTCTCTATTACTTTAAGTTGAGTTTCGTAGCGTTCAAAAGTAGTTACAAAAAAATAGTTGCTCTGCAATCCATACTCTTTGGCAACCTTTTTTATTTCTTTTGCTTGTCGCTTTAACTCCGATTTTGTTGGCATTTTTTCTACCTCATTTTCTTTTATTTCATTATCGTAGATATAACAAAAGCGCAGTTTTTCCGCAACGCCTTATTGGTGCGTCCGTTTTTTCCTGCGCTTTCTATTTTCCAAAAAACTATGAAAAAATTTTTGAGCGGTGTGTTTTGTCATAGGTGCTTGTGGTTTGGAGTTTTTTTAAATTTTTTTACAAACACATAGGGGGGACTATCTACACTCTCTTTGATGTGCAAGTTTCAATAAATATTTTTTGTCAATTTGTCCTCTGTCTGCCATTTTGTGATGAGCAACACATAAACAAATAAGATTGTCATTATCTAATAACCCGTCTGGATTATCTCTTAACTTTGTTATGTGGTGCACCTCTATATCTTTGTAATTGTAAATACCTTTATCCCTGCATACTTCACAAAGATAGTGTGCAGCTTCTCTTATCTCTACTGACTTGTTTGCCCAAGCCTGTGTGTTCCTGGCTTTGCGTTCTTCCAGGTTTCCGTATTTGCTGTAATCTCTTTTAGGTCTGTTGTGATTACAAGTATAATTTACATCGTGAATCCTGCCACATCTGCTACATGTCTTTTTCATATTTTCATATTTCAAATAGTTTCTCTTACTGGTGGTTTAATAAGTTTACCAGCTTTTAAGAGATTTAATAGTTTAGTATTCTGTCCTGGTGTTCCAAGATATGTTTTCATGCCGTTGGCTTTTGCTATCTGTCGCCTATAAGCAAAGGTGTGTCCTGCCCCTACGCTTACTAAAGCATCAACGATTGATACGCTCTTGCCTGTGTATTTTTTAAAGTAGATGTTGTTATTTACTGGCTTATCCTTTGGCTTTTCTGTGGGTGTTGGATTCTCTACCGGTTTTACAATTGGCTTTTCCACTATGTAATCAAGGTAAGGACATTTGCCCCAACTTGTCCAGCCACGCCCTACAACCTTTGACTTCTTTACTTTATAGTCATTATTACCTACTGTTGCTTCTATTGCATATCCATTACCAATATAAACTCCGACATGGCCGTTCATAAAGAGTAATACTCCTGGAATTTCAGGAAGTGTTTTAATAGTTCCTTTCTCTTTGCACTTATCTAACATTCCATTGGCGCTTACATCTTGACTGATGATGTAACCTATCTTACCCTCTTTTTCCCAAAGATAAGATTTAATAAGTCCAACACAGTCAAATACTTGTTCGCCATATTGTTTGGTGCAACGGTCTATCCTTGACTGTGTATAATACTTTGGATATTGTTTTATCTTTGCTTTAAGTAAAGATGCAGATCCAATCTGCCCAAAAGTTCCATACCAATAAGGACAACCTAATTTTGTTTTTACATAACTTACAAGTCCGATATTTGTTTTATTCATCTTTCTTTTCCTCCAAATTCATTATTGCTGCTATTCCTGCTGCAAGTGCCGATACTATAAGTCCTGCTATTGCTCTTTGTATTACTTCGCTTGTGTCCGCAAAATCAATTATTGCAATGTTCGTTACAATATAAGCGATTGCCGCTTGGAAAAATGTCCTAAATGTTCGTTTCAATGTTTCTTTAGTTATCATTGATTACACCTCCATTTTTATAGCAAAAAGCACCCCATAAATTATAGGGGGCTTTGCTTCTTTTAAGGAATTATAAAAATGAAATCACAAAAAGCCTGTTTCTTTGCAACTTTCTACATTATCATTATAAACCTTATTTTGTGCCATTTTGTGCCAAAGTTTTAAATATTAGAAATTAATTTTTTCATATTGTTGCCTCCTTTATGTATTAAAAAGATTATATCCTGCCCCTATGTTCGTTTTAAATAAGGCGGTGCATACTTTCGCCAATTCTCGCTAAAAAAGCTCTTCTTGTCTTTCCCTTTCTTCTTATTTGGCTTTACTATGCCTTTTTGTGCCATTGTGAAGTGCGCTATACTTCTTTTTAATTTTCTTATTCCCATTGTTTGTTCCTTTCTGTTTTAAATTATGCCAGGTTAAACCTCATTGCCCCAGCAATCCCAATTTTCATATTGTTGCCTTGCAAAGAGTTCTATTCTTGGCTCATAGCTTACTTTTTCTATCATCTCACGCATTTTATTAGGTTTTGTGCTGTGAGTGGTCTTTGGCTCGGAAAATCCTGTTATGCCTTGTTGCCGTTTACCATTGATTATTTTATATGGCAATCGTTTCTTTGTGGTTGCAAATATACAATGCTCCGTTATACCTCTGTAATATTGCCCTAATCCAATTCTGTCTTTATTCCAGGTGATAAGCGTTATATATTCAAATCCCCACTCTTTGAGTAATTCAAAACTCTTTTGTAAAAAGTTATTTGTTACCCATAAATATAAATGGCAACCGTCTTTATCGGCTAACTTTCTAATAGGCAGATTCTTTATTTCTTCTATGCTCATTAGGTTATAGTGTCTATCTGCCCCTCTTTTAATCTTACCCCCCCCAGTTTCTTTTCACGGAGGATCTATGTATATTGTTTTATACTTTTTATCTGTGTTGTATATGTTTGTTTTCATCTTTTTTGTCTTTCTTTTTTTTGATAATTTCTTTGATTTTTTCTGCCAATGAAATAAAACCTAAACGAATTAGAACTATCAAAACAAGCAATATAGCTATCGCCAATCCTATGAAAAATCCGTAGTTTTCTATTGCAAAATAAAGTTCTGTATGTGGCATTTTTTATTCCTCCTTTCCGCTAAATATCTTTGCAAGCTGTGTAGCTGCTTCAACTGCTTCTTTCATGCTTATACCAAATCCTGTGGCTTGTTTGCTTTTAAGATTTTCTGTTTCCTTAAAAAGCACTCCGCAATACTCGCATTGTTCGGTTTCTTTTGTTATAGGTGCGCCACAATGTGGGCATTTGTAAATCTTGTTCATAATATTTTCTCGCCCTTTTTTAATCCTTCTAAAAATCCTTCTACTATTATTTTTCCTGCCTCGTTATGCCTTATAGCTTTTGAGCTAAACAATGTGCTCTTGTTTTTTTCTTTCCGGTGCTTTATGTATAAGATAGATACTCCTACAATCATAATTACCAATGCTATAACAAATTGAATAAACATTTGAGAAAATCCTATATTGTTTGTATCACTTGCTCCGGCCGTTCCTACTGCAAGGAAAAATCCTATAAAGATTAAAACTGCTCCTGCCTTATTCATTGTCCTGCCCCTTTCTCTGCTTTAGCATCTGTCCTGCCAAATCATTGACAGTTTTCTGTTTTGCCTCGTTCCGTTTTTGTATTGCCCATTCTTGTATTGCCCATTTATAGCCCCTTAAAAAAGCCTCTCCAACATCATCTAAAACAATGTTTTCTTTTTTATAAATTTCTGCAAGGGCTATTAGATTATTTACAGAGTGGCCGTAGATTTGCATCTGTTCTAAATGCTCTATATCTATATGCCCCATATAAAAATTTCTTTTAATGGTTTCAATTTGTTCTTTCAGTTCTTGATTTTCTTTTTTTAGTTTTATGATTCGGAGTTGTGCTTTTTCTTGCTTTTGGTGTAATCGTTTAAGTTCTCTTTTAGTGCTCATTCCTGCCCCTCCGTCTTTTTTAGTATTTTTAATATTTTTCTGCACCGTTCTAAATTAGTGCAATAAAATGTCCTTGATAATATCTCATTATTACAATAACAAGTATCATCGCCAATATCTAACTGTGGGCAGTTGATGCAATCATCATTTAAGGTTTTAACATTTATTTCCATTATCCTGCCCCCCTTTCTGATTTTCTCTTATCTTGGTTTGGATTTCTTTTATAATTCGATATATTGTCCTGCGACTTAAAGGAAGTTCTATTTCCAGGCGTTTAACCTTTGTGTGTTCTATGTATCGCTTATAATAAATTTTGTCCGCCCAATCATAACTCTGTTTAAGTTCCGCAAGTTTTAAATTTAAAATGTTTTTACGCTCTTTTAAGATTGCTTCAGCTTCTTCAATTTCTTTTAAGATGATGTCTTTTTGAGTTATGTATTCTTCAATAGCATTTACCATTTGCCCCCCACTCACTTCTTTATAATGAGTGGTTATGCTTTGATATTTGGCTCTTATTTCTTGTTGTCTATCAATAAGTGATTCATAGTCTTTTTTTGCGATTTCATACAATACTTTTGCTTGTTCGTATTCTACATAAATCATTTTTGTTTTTCCTTTCTTTTAAAGTAATTTCCCGTAAGTCTTACTCCACACTTGCCGGACTTATATTTATCACTATCAACAACCTTAATTGTGATTGTGCCATATTTTTGTAATTCTTTTTCTATGCGCTCAACATTATGCTTTAAATATGTTTTTGGGTGTATTTCTACAACAAAGGTATTTCCAATCCAATCCTTTCGTATATTGTCAATAACTTTTAATATTTTAATCAGCAGTTTTTTATCTTTTCTCTTTAGCATCTTATCCTCCTGCCTCTTCATTTTCTTCTCTTCTTACGCCCATTGAGCAAAAATCATCATTTTTAACTAATTCATGTGTCCTATCACAACAAAAATAGCCGTTACCAACATAATGTGATTTCTTACATTTGTTACAACAAATTATTTTGTTAATGAGGTTTATCATTCCTCTACTTTGTTCTGGTGTCATATTCTGCCCCTCCTGGTTTAAAATCCTATATGTTTTTTATCATCGGATTTGTTGCTTTGTTTGGTCTTGTTAATTTGCTCGGTTAATTCTTTTAATGTGTTTGTCAAATCGCTTGTGAGCATATTTTCAAGGTGTTCTTTTTCTTCTTCTTTTTTTGTTTCTTC